TTTCAAATAAAAATAGACGAAAACATTATATTCCAAAAATTAACAGACCAAGAGAGAATACTCATATCAGCACTGGATTATTTGGAAAATTAATATTTCCGTTTTTTCAAGGTTCTTGGTTTTCTCTTAATTTGTTTTTCAAATCGTACTTTCTTGGATGTTTTTGTAAGAGCTGAAGAAGATCTTGTTTTTTTTACTAATTTTGGTTTTTTTTTGCATTTAAAATCATAAAAATCAACATTACGGTTCTGAAATATACTTTTTCTACATACTCCGATCGCCACATCNTCTCTATTTTTTTTCGNTCCACTTATTTTCTTCGCTCCACTTATTTTATTTGGACCAGTATCATTATAAGAATCAACTGATTTAATACATCTACATAATTTAGACGCTAATACATCTTCAGCAATTTCTTTATATGTTTTATTTTTTGATTTAGGGATTTGATAATAATTAGCTATTTTTTTATAATCAGAAGCCGTCAAATCCATAGGAGGAGTATATTTATTGGTTAGATTTTTTATCAAAATATATATTATATTCTATACGCAAATGAATACCCCACATAAAATAGTAGTATTTGATTTGGATGAAACATTAGGTTATTTCACAGAATTTGGTATATTTTGTGATTGTCTAAACACTTATTTTAAAAATAATAATTATAGTGAAAAAAATTTTGATTCATTACTAGATTTATACCCAGAGTTTGTTCGACCTAAACTTTTTAAAATTCTCGATTATTTGAAAACAAAGAAAATGAACAATAAATGTAAAAAAATAATGATTTACACAAACAACCAAGGTCCTAAATCATGGGCTATAGATATCAAACAATATTTTAATACTAAATTAAACTACAAATTATTTGACCAAATTATTGCAGCGTTTAAAGTGAATGGTCAACCAGTTGAAATAGGTCGCACTTCACATGATAAAACGATTGATGATTTAATACGATGTACCAAAATACCGAAAAATGTGGATCTCTGTTTTATTGATGATGTCTATCACGACGGTATGGTAGATGATAAGGTATATTATATTCATGTAAAGGCATACAAACATAGATTGACTCTGAAAGAAATGTTAGATACATATTTGAAATCCGATATAGGTAATAAATCGGTACATGTGAAAGAAAGAACGATTTTTGAGACTATTATGGAAAGCGAATTTAAAAGATATAATTACGATGTTATTAAAAAAACAGAAAAAGAGCAGGAGATTGACAATATTGTTGGGAAAATGATGATGCAACATTTAAAGAAGTTTTTTTACGAACAAACCGACAAAACATACAAGCGTAAACCAAATACAAAAATAAAATCCAAGAATAAAACGGTAAAACGGTAAAACGGTAGAGTGAGGGAAAAGAAAAATAAGAATCTATTAGTTATTTCCAGTTTTTTACTAAATCTAACANTTCAAATTTTTTGGCATAGTCATTGAATGCTGTTGTAGTTAATAAAAATATCGCGGAGGAAAATACAACTTTTCTATCAAAGTTGGTAAACTTGGTTGTGACTACTGGGTTGAATCGTATTAACAAGAATAGGATAACATAATATTTCATAACAGACTGTAACATGGTTAGATATTCGGGAGTGTAAAGACCAATATTAAAATAAGCAACGAAATAAAGTATATAAGATAAATACAAGGCGCTTTCAAAAAAGGTTTGATGCAAGTAATGCATATAAATATTATGTATATTAATAATTTACATAATATGTTATTTAGGTATGTTCTTATTTTATTTATTATTACTATAATATAATAATGAGCATTAAAAATACTATATCACAAGTTGTCAATGGCTATTATACATGCAACCATGGGCGTGTAGATGAAATAAATAACCGTATTTCAAGTAGAAATATTCCATCCAATAGTTTACAACCACAATACTCGATTCGTCCAACCTCCACCAAGTATGGATATATGCAAGTATTAGACCAATATAAAAAACCAACAGTTCCTTTGAATAAATATAAGTCCTATTCACCAACTCAAACATTTAATCCAGGTAATGCAACAGCTCCATGGAGTGGATTTTCTAATAATGTAAATACAGAATCGACATTAAGAAACCAATTTTTTGCTCTGCAAAAATGTGAGCAATCAGAGTGGGTACCATCTAGTAAGAGCGATTTATATGAAACGAAAATCGATTTTGTACCTCAACCACAAACACATTCTCTTTTATTCGATAAACCTGAATTTACTCCATTCAATCCAAATAATATGAATATTGCAAATAAATTATTTAATAATCATACTCGATATGATGTAAAGGACTCAACTAGCCAAGACGATTGTTAATTCATTCGAATAGGATGTTAAGTGTTATAATGGTAATAAAAAATTCATATAAATATGTAATGGATATTTCTATGAATAGTATTGACAGTATGACATTGTCTTATTTTACAAATAGATCACAATATGAACAAATATTGCATCGTACATTGAATAAGTCAAATGAATTGGAATATACAACAGACAAACGATTTTACAAAAAGAGAATATTGGATTTAAATAAAAAATTATTTAGGAATGAAATCGACGATAGACATTTGGTAAGCCAGTTTGATATGTATATAAAGGGTTGTATAGAGCATTTAAAAATGATTGACACAAGTGAATTGATGCAAAAACAATATCAAGATGTTAGCAATAATAGTAATGGTGATATCAACAACACATGTATAGATACATGTATAGATATGTCAAATGCATCAGTTTCAGATATAGATTTTATAAATTGTGATCATTTAATGACGAACAATGAAGGTATAAAGAAAGTAAATCTAGACACATATATAGTGAAAACCACATCAACTCCAAAAAAACAAATAATATTGCCTGAAAAACAGAATGTAAATATTAAAACTACAGCACATAAGACGAAAGGAATAAAACCAAAAGAAGAAAAAATACAAAAGAAGGACAAAACCAATAGTCCAGAAAAAAAGAAAAATATCACTAATAATTATGATGAAGACCAGAAAAAACAAATCAAAGAAACATAAAAAAACTGGGAAAACGCGGGATAAAAAAGTACATCATAAAAAAGTACATCATAATCATGACGAAAAATTCAAACCACAGTGTAGTCCAAATCCGAATAATAAAGATTATACCTGTTATAGTGATGAAGCCTTAAGCAAAATGAAACATTATTGGAATGCTAGACATCCGCACGATAAAATTGTCACGAGTGATACAAAGGAAATATGGAAGTTTTTCAAAGATGCTATGTCACATATATGTCATCGTGAATCGTGTTGGCTAAGAAGTAAATTTATGGTAGGTAAATTAAATAGTGAATTATTAAATTATACATTTGCCCCAAATGCACCCACTGTTTGGAATCGTAATCCAAACGAATGGTTGAGTAGTTTAGACATAGAATCAGTNATGAGACAATATGAAAAATTCTATAAATGCTTCGAATTTCTAGGNCCATCACCAATCGATTATGATACTCATAAATTATATGGTGAATGTGTTTGGGAAGAATTATGTAATTTTAACTTAAGTGAACAAATAAAGCGCAATAAGAATAAAATAGGAATTATCTTAAACACAGACCCACACTATAAAGGGGGNGCTCATTGGATAGCCATATTTTTAAATATAAAGAATAAGTCAATTACATATTTTGATAGCAATGGGGATGAATCACCAAAAGAAGTAAAAAAACTAATAAAAACAATCGTGGACCAGGGAAAACAATTAGGAATCGATTTTAATGTAAAAGAGAATAAAATAGAACACCAACGCACAAATACAGAATGTGGTATGTATTGTCTTTATTTTATTATTCAAATGTTAAAGGATAAAGGATTATCTCATTTCTTAAACAATAGAATAGATGATACGGAAGTATTCAAATTAAGAAATGAATACTTCAATCGTGATTAGTATCATGTAAAAATAGAAATATTATAATAATCTAATAAAAATTTAAACATTAACTATTTACTTGTGTATATGGAATACACAAGTAACGACAATAAAGGATTACTTTGGGGAATTCTACAAGAGAGTAATATATTTGACGGAATCAATAATAACGATTTTGACAAAATTAAACATATATTTGAAAATACCATTTATAATATTAGTTTAAACAATCAGAATGAAAGCTTGATCGATAAAAATAAGGTTACCATTGAAGAAATGATTGGAAAAATAAATAAAGAAAAAGAAGGAAAGAATGAATATAGAGAACATAATTTATCAGAATCATCCAAAATCAAGGTTGTATATAAAGCAGAAGATTTGAAACAGGAAAGGTTAAGTGAATTTAATACGAAATTACAGAAGTATCAAGACGAAAATGGAACATTAGGTAAAATAAACAAACCCGACGAAATTAGTTTCATTGATAAGAATGATATGGAAGATAAACCAATTGGTGATGAAATGGACAGATTGATATCAGAGCGCCTAGCAAATCGAGAGCGAGAATTAGAACTATTACCAGTATCAAATGATGCAGAAAACTGGATAAATAATGGGAGAGATTCGTCACCGGCTACAAAAAAGGTTTCATTTCAAGAAGAAACTACACAAGTAAATAATACATCATCGGAAACTACACAAGTAAATAATACATCGGAAACTACACAAGTAAATAATATTTTAAATATTTTAAAACGAAAATCTCATATTACAATACCGAATAAGGATGATACAAATCCCGAACAATCTATAGTATCTATTTCAAATGACAATGAAGTGGAACAAAATATCGTGTTAAAAGAAATAGTATTTCTAAAAAATCAACAAGTACAAATATTAGAGATGTGTTCGAAAATTATTACAATTTTACAAGATAATAAAAATAACAATTGAAAATAAAATAATGAGATTATATAATAATATTATGAGAAATAGAAGTCGAAATAACAGTTCGGACCAATCTAGTAAAATAAACAATACATGTCGGTCTAATAGTATAGAATTTTATATACATAGTGGTAGTGAAAAATCTACCCGCAGTTATAGCATTGGTAGTATAGAAACAATATACTTGGGTGAACATGAAGAAAATCATGAGTATAATCATCAAGACAGTCATGATAATCATGAATATAATACTAAGAGTGCTTGGGATAACCAATCAGTATTGACATGTCGTGATTCATATGATGTTCCACAAGTGAATAAGGAATACTCCAAAAATATACATAATACATCCATACATAAGCAAGGCGATTTTGTACACCAAGACACAAAAAAAGGTCGAAAGAGGGATGTATATGTTTGTGATATACGTGAATCACCAAAACCATCCAAGTTTATGGATTATATGAAAAAATTTCTGCGAAAATAAAAATATCGTGTATAACTTATACTTATAAACGATATTCGTTAAGTATATTACTTACTATACAATCAAATAAATTCAAAAGTTATAGAATTCAATACATTTAAGCTGAAACAAATTTGAAAGTTTTCGCATTTGGTTTTTGTATTAAATAACCTACTAATATAAGTTCCCCTGTACCATAAGTCTTAATCTCATTGTAACTATCCAAATCATATATTTCGTACCAATTTAATGGTGTTCCAGTTTTCGGGTCCCGTTTAACAAGAGGAGTAGTATTTTGTATATATTCGCGCTTTATACCATCGATTGGGATTTTCACAGTTTTGGGTATCCATTCAATCTCTTGTTTATTAATTTGAGTAATAGAATCAGATTCTTCGTTACTAATGGATGGTTTGTAAGCAAAAGAAGAGGGCACTGTTTTTCCGAATGAGAAACAGGATACCGCATTTTTTGTACCAGGTCGATTATATAAGGTACAATCCATAGATGATTCGGTAACTGCTTTTAACAATTGTTTACTAATTGTTTCTTTAATAGTCGAGATTTCATATAATGCTTCGTCGCTACTGACTGGAACTGAATCGTCGAATTTACTACCATCATTCAATCGTAACTGAATAGATTTGTCACCACTTAATTGTTCCTCTGTAAATGTCATTAAGTATAAAAATACTTGTACTGTTCGCAGATTAGGTGGCAAATCTTGATGACTACATATTCTGCGTGCACGACCGATTACTTGTTCTATACGCACTGGGTGCCAATAAGGTTCAACAATGTGCACATATCTTGTATTCTTAAGAGAAATACCTTCGGCACCAGAAGCAGTAATCATCAACACCTTGATTATCTCTCCGTATAAATTGTTAGTGGACATTCTTGCCAAGTCGCTAGTTATTGAATCGGGAACATAATTCCAAGTACTGTTAAATATATTACGGATAATTTCCTTTTCCTCCGGTGTTTCTGTTCCAGTGTACAATGCAAAGGTAGGTTTACCCATATCTTCATCAGACATATTCAGTCTCCAGCTTCCACTTTCATCACGCTTGATTTTGAATTGCGCAAATCCATTCGCTTCTAGAATGAGCTTCAAAATACCAATACCTTCCAGTGTGCGAAATTGTGTATATATCAAATGTAATCCTCTATATTCTGGATCCTGAAGATTTTCCAATATAGTCAAAAATTTTGGACTGTAAATTTCTAACCCAGTTGGTGATAAATATTTACTAGAATTGTCTTTTAAAAATGCCATAGCGTCTTTTATTCGTTGGTCATATGTAGAATCTTGTTCATTTTTCTTTTCAGCTTCCAATAAAGCAGTGTCTTCTAATGTATATTTTCCACCAGTATTGTCAATTGTTTCTTTTACAGATAATGCATCTAAAATATTTTCATTGACAACCTCTTTTAAAGAGTCTGACATATCTTCGCCATCTTTTGGCATAGGTCTTTTTTTCTCAGCAGGAAAAACGAAGTTACAAAAAGCTCTTGAAAAAATACGATAGGTAGATACAGCTTCGTCGTATAAATCATCGGTCGGTTTCGCGGCAGCCTTTCTTTTAGGCTTGGATGCCTTTTCTAATTTTCTCTCTTGAATGCGGGCTTGTTCATACACTCCAAGTTGGAAATCACTCATAGGAATTTTCATTACCTTTAAGTCGACATCCTTATTGAATGATGGCATTAATTGTTCTTGAGCACTCTTGAAATACGAAGTCAGACCTAATATACGGCGTTTAAAGAGATTTTCATTTTTTAATTGACCATTGCTTTCATCAATAAATCGTGTTTTAAACGCATCAAGAGTATCTGGCAAAGCCTTGAAATTATCTACTTGAATGCTTCTAGCATTGACATCAATCTGATTTTTATTTAAAATAGCAGTAATCATTTTCACAAAGTCAGCATCACTTACATTTCCTCGTTGTCCAGTTTTAATATTGGTTACACCTTTGTAGAGGGCATCTTTTGTTACATCTATAAATCCGAATGGATTGCGAGTAACTGTTAATAATTTTGAAGTTGGCTTGTAGTCCAAAAAATCCAAAATTTCATATTTGGCAAATATTTTGGTCATTTCTTCTTTGTTAAACTTGCGACCAGTTTGTATCGTCAGAGGGAAGGTCCATGTTTTTATAAATCCGCGTAAAATATTAAACAATATGGATATTTCATTTGGATAATTAATCATGGGTGTACCAGTCAACATGACAACCCGGCAATTTTCAGCAGAAAGCAAATAATTATAAAGGCGCATAGAAAGAGATTCGGGTTTTTTTAGTTTATTCACGATTCGACTAACAAAATTATGGGCTTCATCAATAATAATAACTTTATTATCGAATGGGTTGATAGTATAATCTTCCGTTAATCCTTTTAAGTGACTGTTTAATAACCCATTGTAATTAATAAATCGATATTTATTTCGAATCATTTCGTTGATTTGACTATTTAAACTTAATTTTTGGTCTTCGGGGATGGTATCATAATTCGACGGTTTGGTCACATTCACCATCCAAGCTCCACCTTGTTTTTTAATGTAATTTTTGCCCAAATGTAACAGTTTCGATAGCGTGTCGATAATTTCGTCTACATTAATTCCCTTGTTATCATTTTTCATTATAGAAATAAATTCCCAATACTGATTTTTTTTGTAGAGTAAATCACCACAATTTTTCAACTCTTCTAAGTAATTCATTCTTAGCGATGCGGGTGTCATAACTATAATTTGTTTGTCAGTTTTCATACCTTCGGCTATCGCGATAGAAGTACAAGTTTTACCACTACCTAATCCATGATATAATAATAAACCGCGATATGGGGTATATAAATTAAGATAATCACGAACAACCTTTTGATGAGTTAATAATGCAAACTTGGCATTATCTGGTCTATCACAACTTAAAGAAGATTCTGCATTCTTAAACTCTTCTTTGTATGGTTTGAATAGCGCATTGACAAACCCAATAAACGATTCGCGATTATTCATGTAATAAGAATTGGCTCTGAGCAAAACTTGTTTATCTTTGACNGGCATTCTTTCTTTCACTGACGCATTACCAATATATTCAACTACTANATCATCTGCAATAACATCGAATGTTGCCTTTTTTGTGCGTCTTCCTTTTGGTTTGACTCCAAAATCTTCCCCAAGATCCTGTTCTATTTTTTGCCCGATTTCCTTTACACCCTTTACTACTTTCTCCACGGCCTTGTCCACAGCCTTGTCTACAGCCTTGTCTACAGCCTTGTCTCCATCCCTCTCCCCCTCCTTAACCATGTCTTCACTAACCAATGTTAATTTCTTATTAAGTTTTTTAATTTTTTTTGGTTGTTCAACAATAATGGCTTCTCTTTTGTTTTGCTCAGGGATTGTAGTACTTGCTATCATGGCAAATCTTTTCAACATTTCTTCACGGTCGTCTTCATTGGTATCGATCTTATCAATAATCCTTGTATTTAAGA